GCTTGAGGCTTGTTTCTCTCCTCCAGAGCTTTCGTAGATTTCTGGATAGCCTCCTTTAATTCTCTCGATAAACTCCAAAAAAAAACCAGAGCGCCGTTTACTACATTCATAGGGCATCGCCTCATGATCTCGTCATTCTCTTTATTATGGTTATAGGGCAGTATCTCATAGTTACCGAAAGAGTCCTCCTCTGTAATCCTGCGAAATAGTATAGCCATTATTTTGTGCATATCCTCGAGCTGCATTCCTATAGTGCTGAGGTCTACATACTCCGCCGTCGTTATCTCGTCTAGGTTTGGGATAAAGCCGTACTCTACTCCGTCAAGCATAAAGCGCTGTTCAAATTCTACCTGTTGCTCACAGGCTGCAATTATCTGAGCCATTAAACCCTCGTAGTCTTTGTGTACTAATTTTTTAACGTCTTGCTTTTTGATTCCTGTAAACAGAGATATAACTCTCTCAACCATTCCTTGCTCCGTTAGAGTATCCTCTCTTGCTCTCAATGCCTCAAACTTGACGTATTGGTCTAGAGTAATATCTGCGATGTTTTCGGGTACTAAAATGTTAATAGTCTCTGTCATATAATAAAAACAATTTTGTAGGTTTAATGTTATTTACCTTATCTCTACCTTTCCACGATTCGCAAGCAAATGAGAAACTCCGTACCTCAGCGCATCGAGACTATGATTGTACAAATCACAAAATAAATTTGCGCCCTTATCTGAATAGATATAGTTGTTTAATTCCTTTGCCATATTGTTAGAGTCTGGATGCACGACAAGCTCGTAGTCTTGAATCAATGCCACACCTGCCGCGATACTCCCTGCGCCTTTTTTAGCGCCTCTAATATTAAGACCTAGTTTTTGCATCTCTGCGATAGTTCCTGCGCTTGCGCTGTCTCCTATGATTAGATTGCGCCCTGCTCTCTGTCTATTTATTGCGTATATTTCGGAGATGGTTAACTTCGATTTATATAGCTCCTCCTTTGCGTAGATTATTTTGTTCTTTTTATCTATGGCAATTTTTACTAAGGTTGTCGGGTCTGTAAAGCCGTAATCCTGTCCAAAGATAACCTGTAAGCCGTCGGGGTTAAACTCTCCGAATCTCCAGTTAGTATAAACAACTCCCTCCGCTTTTGATAGCCAAGAGCCTAGTACGACGTGATTGTATTTGATTGGATTGCTTACTTTCATATCCTCGAAATAGTCTAGTATCTCATCGGGTACAAACTCTAGACAATCGAGGTAGGAGGTATGTATATAACAGACGTTATCTTTGACTCCATTAAATCCCTCTTGCACGCCTCTACTCTCGTAGTACTTCATATAGATAAAATGCTCCTTACTCGTAGGGTTTAAAATCAATACCTTAATATTTCTGTTTGGATTGCTCGCGTCGTTACCTCTAATCGATAGCACTATCTTATCGTAGATTGCTTCGTCTTGCATTTCCTCCGCCTCGTCAAGTATGAGCATCGAGAAATCTTTTAATCCCTTGAGGTTTGCAGTCTGGACTCCCGAGCCTGCCTTTAATCCTTTAAAGACTATTTTGCTCTTATTGAATTTTGATACAATCCTATTTTGTTGCGACTCGAAAGAATCCTCCAGATTCATGATTTCGATTTTCTCCTCTACCTCTGCAAAGATGGAATCCTTCAGAGAGGCGTTTGTATACCTTGAATATAAAATTCGATGCCCATACTTCGTACAACTATTTAAAGCGCTTAGAGACGTTGCAAATGACTTCTGAGAGAATCTTCCGCCTGTTATGATAAACGTATCCACTCCGTCGGGTATATCGAACAATGGCGCAAATTTTTCGCTGAGGTTTATATTACTCATCCTCTGGGGTTACGTCAATAGCTGAGGTAAAAGAAATAGTCGGAATGTTTACGCTGTTGCCCTCTGATGTTATATCCACGCTTTGCATAGGTTTACCGACTGTATACTCTAGGTAGAGCTTGGCGCTCTGGACGTCTCCAGACATCGCGCTTGCCTCTAAAGTTTGAAAGACAGCTATAAAGTTCTCTTGAGAGGTTGCCTCCGTTATAAGCTGCTTAAATTGATTCTTGCGTCTGTCTATTCCTTTCGTCTTTGTAGACCATCCGACGTTGCCTGCTCCTTTTGTCATATTATTAATAGGCGTTAACTATTAGTATTAACCCTATTATTAAAACAAATTATTATTGTTATTGTTATTATATAAAAAAACCCCACCGATTAAGGCAGGGCTAACAAAACTAAACAAAACTAAACAAAATTAACTAACGTCTACGAGTCCGTCTCTGTAGTGATTTACAACTACGCCCGTTTTTAATGTGATTGTCTTATATGGTACTATTGAATTTTTTACTAGGAATTTATGTATTAATTTTCTCATGGTTTAAAAGTCTAGGGTTTTTTTTAATTCCTTTGCAGCTTGTAAGCCTGCTTTAAATTCGTGCCTCGAATGCGCGCCTATAATTGTAATTAAAATATGCTGCTGCTTAGAGTTTAAATCTAGGTCTTTGTCGAATAATCTATTAAGTGCTGTTTTTAATTCCATAGGGTTTTTGTTATTTGGGGAGTAGTTAGCTCCCCTTTGGTTGTTATGCTAGTTCTTTTACGTTAACCATATAAGGCTTACCTGTTAATTTATTAAAGAATACTACGTCGCTAACAAATCTGTTAACTCTATCTTCTCTAATTACTTTTGAAAATTTATTACCTTGAGATAGTATCGTTACTTTTACTTTTTTTAAGTTTCTGTCTGAAATTTTAACGTAGCTCATAATTTTTGTGTTTAGTTGTTTTTGTTTGATACAAATATACAAACCTTTATTTGTTTACACCAAATAAAAAACAACATTTCTCAAAAATAATTTATAACTATCTAATCCTCAACGTTTAAAACCTCAAATATTAATTGACAGGATTCGTACTCCTCGATATATTCAAAGTAAAGCAGGGCGTCTCTGGAGAGAATCTGCTCGTCGTCGTCACATAGCGGCTCAAAATGATACTTGTCGTATTCGTTATAAATAAACGTACATACATACTGTATAGACTCGTCTAGCAAATACTCGACCATAGACCTATAAAATAAATCGTGCGCGTCTGTATAGTTTTGATTTGTAGCCTCCTCAAAAAATTCGTGAGGATTGTCAAATATTACGGGTATGCTCATTTAAAAAAGTTGTGTATAAACGCAGTCGTGTATAAAGTTGTAATCCTCGTTTAAGGTATCTATTTGCTCGTCTGTCATTGCTTTGCCCTCGTAGTCCGCTGAGACTATAAAAGCGTCGCAAAAGTCTGGATAGTCGTTTGTATCTATTCCGTCTACTTCGATGTTATCTATTAGGTCGTAATTCATAATCCTGTGGTTTGTGCCTCGTCTACGTCTTTAATTTCGTTAGACGATAAAGCGGTTACTATTGCTTCTTGATTGTGCGCGATGTTTTTAACTAGGGAGTGAAGATTTGTAAGCCTTGTTTCTAGCTCGGATACCCGTTTCCTCAAAATCTGCTTGGATAGCGGTTTGCTTTGTTTCTCTAATCTTGGAGTTTTCTCGCTCATAACTTTGTTGCTTTTTAATTGTAGCGCGTTCCATATTTAAGAAAGCGCTCATTTGGTTATTAATAAAAAATTGTACTCTCTCTTGTGGTATGCCGTTGAAATACTTATCGAAATCGGGCAGGTTATTTTTAAGCTCTTTAATCTCTGCGTGTAATTTTATGTTAACCTTTACTAAAGTCTTAATCTTATCCTTTGCCTCGTCTAAAGATATATGCTCCTCGTCTATAGCCTCCTTGGATTTTGTAGGCTGTAGAATCAAAGCAAGAGCTTGATAGCTTTGTTTAAAAAAATCGCTGTACTTATAATGTACGTCGAAACTTTTTAAAGCGTGTAATACTGAAGAGTGATGGTGTCCTGTGCTTTGTCCTATCTCTGCAAATGGTTTGCCCGTTAGCTCTCTAGCAAAATGAAAGTATAGGCAGCGAGCCACTACATACTCTCTCTGTCTTGTATTCTTATCTATTTTTAAGTCGGTTACTTTCTCGACTGCTTTTTTTATCGTGTCTAACATAATTGTTCTTTAAATTTTTTAAACTCCTCTAGGCTACGAATAACTATATATGTGAATCCTTGAGACTCTAGTAATTCCTGCCATAGTATCTGGTCTTTGCTTTGCTTTCCTTTAGCGTTTTTTAGCTCAATCATAATGGCGTGGCTATTGTAATAATAAACCATATCCGCGCGCCCTTTGATTAATCCGAGCGCTTTGTTTCTGTTGCCGTCTATTTTGTTAGCGGAGTTGTTTAGGTTATAGCAAAGCAAACCTCTCTCTTTGGGGTAGTTATTCCAATGCCATTGAAATATCTGTGATTGTATTTTAACCTCGCTAATCATTATAATCAAATATGTAGTAAAAGCTATCTAGGTCTATACCTAAGAACATTTGCATATATGACATTGTACCGAATGAAAGTTGATATACATTATCCGTTGCGGTTAATGAATCAATAATTATTTGAGCGGTGTCTGGGTGTTCTAGAGTCACAAGGTCAAGCTTTGTTTTTAATTCGGGGTCTAATCTTTGTAGTAAGTTTTTCATTTTGTTTGTTTTAAAAATGGGGAGTTGCCTCCCCGTTGTTTTTTATATCTCTTTTACCATATAAGGCGTTCCTGTAAGATTGTTAAAAAGAATATAGTCGCTTATATATCTATTACGTCTGTCTTCTCTTACTTGAGCGGTATGTAAACCTAATTTTCTACTAATGATTTTTACCTCAACTTGTTTTAAATTTCTGTCTGCGATTTTAATGTAAGCCATAATGTTTTGTTTTTGTTTTTGTAAAGGTACAAATCTTTTTAACTTATAAACAACCTTTTTAACTAAAAACTTTAAATCTTTTTTTATTCACATACTCAAAACTCTTTTTATACCCCACCGCCTCTAGGAAATCTCTAGCGTCCTCTCGGCAAGTTTTACGATGCAATACCCACGCCGCAGTTATATATTTATCCTTTACTGCCTGCGCTAGCTCTTTGTTTGACATATCGCTATAGTTTTTGATTACATCGTTTCTAATTAGCTCAAGTCTAGCAATCTCTGCCTCTTTTTTATTTATGAATTTATGAGAGCAATAAGGACATACCTTTGTAGAGGCTAATAATATCGCCTTACATTTAGGGCAATCTTTTACGGGCGCAGGCTGCTCTCTTGTAAGTTTCTTTTTTAGACTCCAGTCTCTAGGATTCTCCCAATGCCCTAGCCGTTTGATGTTATTGCCAAAGTCTAGGATATTAAAGGTCTTTAGTTTGTCGGTAGTCCTTGAGCCTCGTCCGCACATTTGCAGAAACAAAGGGAGCGAGGTTGTAGCTCTGTATAGTATTATAGTCTCGATGTCGGGTTGGTCAAATCCTGCGTTTAAAATACCGCAGTTACAGATAATTGCTTTCGGGGTTTCGTTGTACCATTGTAGTATCGCCTCTCGCTCATTCTTAGGGGTGTTTCCGTCGATATGTTTTGCCTCGTATCCTCTTGCATTAAATTGAGCGCATACAACCTTAGAGCTTCTTACATTCGATGCGAACAATAAGGTCTTTGTATTCTCTGTAATACGTACCCAGTTATCTACGACTCCGATATATGTTTTGTTATCCTCGTAATAGCTTGCGGTATCGTAATCCGCTCCTGTGCGCTTTAATCCTTTGGTATCTATTGGCACGCCGTAGCTATTTGCAGAGGATAGGAAACCCATTTTAATAAGTTCGGGAGTATCTATTCTTTGTACTATAGCAGTATAAAACTCGTCGAGAGATACGGCAGCCTTTCCCTTTCGCTCTGGTGTAGCCGTTGCTCCTATTACATAAGCAAGGGGGTTAATCAAAGGGAGTAGTTTGGTAAAGATATTCAAGTGAGCCTCGTCGATTACTATTAGAGTTTTTGACGCTATAAAATCGGTATAGGTTTCTTTGCGTCTGTCTATTGTTTCGACCATTCCAACGTGGAGTTTTGCCTCTAGGTCTGGCTTTGAGCCGCTCGTTATATATTCGGGAGTGAGTCCAAACTTCTCGAAAGAGCTACCTGCTTGTTTTAGTAGCTCGCTCCTATGAGTTAATACTAGGACGTTCCCTCCGCGTTTTAAATGCTCCGATATTAAGTAGGTAAACATAATCGTTTTACCTGCTCCCGTAGGAGCGCAAAGTATAACCCTGCGGTTTCTCTTAAATGAGTTACGCAAGGATTTAATTATTTCGTCTTGGTATGGGCGGAGTTTAATCATTGCAAAATGTGTTTATTATTAATAACCCCTTTCGATAATAGTATCCGCTTGTTTGCTGCGGTTGTCTTGCCACGCAATGAGACCGCCAAGTCTTGAGATTTCTTTTTGAGCCTCTGCAATTCTTTGCTGCTCGTCTGAGCTTTCTCGTATTGCCTTATAACCTTTTTTAATTCTTTTTTGGATAGCCTCAAGCTCTGCTCTAACTCCCTCGTTTCGTTTCTCAGTTTCTCGTATTGCGTTGCGAGTTCTCTCGATTTCAATAGTCGGCTGTTGTAGCTTGTCGATAGCTTGCTCTGAAGCTGTAAACTTTGCTGTAATATCTCCGCTATCATTCATTGAGTGTATAGGTTATGTTACACTTGCAGTAATTAGGCTCTACAGATTGCAGCTTTTGGATATACAAAGCGGCATCCATTAACTCCTCCTTTAAGTGTTGTAAAAAATCGTCTTTGTTGTTATCCTCCAGAGTAGTATTATATTTTTTTATCCCTGCCTCCGAGCGTGCGTCAAACTCCGCTTTTAAATCCTCTAGTATTTTGTCTTTCATATTAAAATAATTTTATTTGTTTCATATCTTTTTCTTCAACATTTAACATAGTTTCAAAAATAGTTTTTCCTACTTCATAGTCCACTAGGTTTCTTGCTATCTTGTCTTTTCTTTGTTTTCCCTTATATTGGTAGAAATCGTATTGATGAAAATCACATAATTTTTTTACTTCATTAGTAGTTTTACATAATGTTCCCTCTATTTTTCTTGAACCTAAATTTTTAGGGATTTCAAAATTAGTCCAATATAAATGTCTTCCTCTTTTTTGAGCAGGTATTAAAGGGGTGTAATAAGGATTAACATTTTCTATACAATATTTTCCGTCAAAGAAATTTTCAAGAAATAGTATTTCTTCGTATAATTTCATATTAGGGTATTTATGTATAAATGTACTTCTGTTTTTTTGAGTAACTCTTATTTTAGAATGAGTAGGACAAGGCGGACTGCTCCAAATAAAATCAAACTCTTTAAAGTGTTCTAATAAGTATTGATGTGCATCTGCTATGATTACAGTATCATTAGGGAATCTCTCTTGATATAATCTAGCTAGTTCAGGGTCTAACTCAACAGCCGTAACTTCTATATCTTCTTTAACTTCGTTCCACTTGTATCGGTTGCCACCTAGACAAGCATATAAATTTAATATTTTCATAATCTAAAAAGTAAAGGAGGAGCGCTAACTCCCCCTATGGTTATTAAAATGGCAAATCGTCGCTTGCCTCTTCTTGAGCTGCCTCTGGAGTTTCCCCTGTTGCCTCTGCCTTGAATATCTTCCAAGATTGTAGGCTAGTGTAATACTTTCCTTTGTACTCGTTTGTTTGTACGTTAAAGTTTACGTCTACCTCTTGCCCGATTTTATTGTATTTCAAAAACTGCTCTACTTTCTCGTCTCCGAATACATCAAAGCAATAGAGGTTGTTATAGTCCTCTGTAGTCTCTAAAATAAAAGATAGCTTTTGCCAATCTTTGCCTGCTGCGGACGTTCCTTTTTGCGTTCCTAGTACTTTTGTAATCTTTCCTGTTACTTTCATAGTTATTATATTTGGTTATCGATTTTTTCTATTAGATGGCGGAGGTCTGAGCGTTCAAACTCGCCTAGTTTTATCTTATTAATTGTTAAATAATAATAGTCTTTCTTGCTTTCTGTTATTTCTATATCCATTATTTTGGTTTAAAGTTAATACTTATTTTTATATATAAAAAATTTAATCCTTATATTTCTCTAAATTCATTTTTACAAGGATAGGCGTCTCTCCTGCGTTTAAAACTACTCCGCACCCTATAGCGTTCTTTTTACCTCCTGCGGCGTAAGCAAAGGCGTATTGCGAGTCGTCAATACCACAGCCGACAGCCATAGCAAAAATCGCTCTAGTCTTTCCAAACATATAATCTATATAGAAATCTGTATGAAAATGCCCTGTAACTGTGGAGACCATATCCCTACGAGCTGCCGTCCTTGCTTTAGAGCTTTTATGCCCATGTACATAACGCACGCCGTCGATATATGTATCCGTTACCCATTGCCAGCTAGGGGTTTTTAAAACGTCGTTAAACTCTTTTATCCAAACTTTAGGCACTCCACTATCGAAAGCCTTGCGCATTATTATAGCGTCGTGATTACCTATACAAATCTCAGCGTCTGGAAATGCCTCATACCAATCTTTAACTCTCTCTACGCAAAGGTCTAGCTCTGCGCCTCCTCCTAGTCCGTCGGGGTCTGTAGTATGAAAACTTGACCAATGAGAATCTATTATATCTCCAATAAAAACGACTCTATTACATTGATACTCTTTGTATGTATCCTTACAAAATTGCAAATAGTCTTTGCGCTCAAAGGGGAGATGTACGTCTCCAATTACTAAAACTCTACTAGACTCTGCTTTCGCTCTCATCTCTAAAAGATTAGCCTCTTCTTTCTCTGTTAACCTATAGCGGTTTGATTCGTTTTTCATAGTTTTTAAAATTCGTTTGGTTCGTCTTTAGTTGCTCTTGTAGCGAAGTATATTCCTATTACAAGTATTGCTATTCCTATTATTGACTTCATAATTTATTTATTTTAGTAGGTGTTGTTCGGTATTTGTCAATTAAAATGTTTGGTTTACTCTCATCATAATTTCTCGTTATTAAATTTAGTTATATATCTCTGCGTTGTTCTTATAGATTTGCCTAGCATATCGGCAATATCTTTTTGAGAGGCGTCGGGGTTTTTTGTATAGATACTTTTAAAATTAGTATAGGCGTCTTTTTTATTATCGAAACTGCTTTTTATTTTAGTACGCTCTGCGCTCTCTATTTTTATTTTATTAGCCATATCTATAAAATAATGCGCTAACTTTTCAGCTTTTAAAATACTAGACTTACATACTTCGTCTTTGTGTATCTCAGTATTTTTTTGAGACTCTAGCGTATTAATAAGTAAAGAAAATCTAGCGACGTAGGCTTTCATTTTAGGGAGCATTGACTTATTTGCCTCTGCTATATCCTCCGACTTTTGCATCGCTGTTATTTCCTTGTGTATTCTTTTGTATTCTATTTTAGCCTCTGGAGTAAACTCTGCGGTTACTGCCTCGACTACGTTACTCTCGTTTATTTTTAGATTTCTTTTTGTAGACTCGTAAAATTTAATGATAAAATTTTCGTACCAATCTAGTAAATCCTGTGTAATCTCCTCGTCTACGTAGTCCTCTACCTCAAGCTCTGGATAACTGAATAACATACGGTCAATAAATCCGTTGCTTTTGTTCTCCTCTGTTTGGAATCCGTCTAATATACTCGGCTGTATACCGCCCATAATTGGTAAAAAAGCACGCTCTACAAAGCTACTCTTTGCGGTCTTTCTGTTTAGGTTAATCTCTCCACCACTCCAAGACGAAAGCCAATGCTCCATATCTCCGCCCTCGCGGTATTTATTCATATCCTTAAAGAATCCTGCTAGCTCGTCTTTTAATACTCCTATGCCGTTTGTGTTTTCGTTGTGTAATTCTACCAACGCCTCAAGAGTTACGTCGTTAACTAAAAATTGCGTTTTCTTTGGCTTATATACAGGCTCTGTCAAGGCTTTGTCTTTAGCCTCCATATTGTTAAACTCCTCGAATTTAGCCTCCGCTACAATATACTTTTTTATCTCTGTGCTGTTTGCTTTATCTAAAGGGAACGTAATACCTTTAATAGACGGCGTCTTTCCTACTCCTGCCTTTCCTACTAAAGAGAGCCAAATACTAGGCGTTTCTTTCCAGCCGTTTTTTATTTTTATCTGTTGTGAGTTACCTACTATAATAGAGGTTAAAAATAATAAGCTACAACCCATATAATCAATAGACTGTTTTAATGTGCGATGCCTTTCGAGTATGTAATGCTGTAATTCAAGCGGAAATATCTCTAGGGGAAACTCTGTATTTACACAAACCTCTTTATCATCTATGATAGCTTTTAAAGGCGCATCTATTGCGATACGCTCTCCATATCCTTGAGAGTATAATTCCTTAGCAGCAAGGCTCGCGTCGCCGTTATGGACGTAATGAGCGTAAACCATAAAGGGGTTATATCCTTTCTCTGCCTCGAAAGACGTGCCAGAGGTAAAGAGATACATTAATCCGTTATCTTTATAGATATATCCACTATGTGCGGAATCTGCGCCCTTGCGTCTTATTATATACTTATCCTTTAGGTTTCTTACTACGTCGAAATCTGCGCCTATTAAATCGAGTATACTTGTTTTATTGTTGTAATCCTCCCAAGCGCTCAAACCTGTAGTTATAGCCTTGTCTTTTTTAGGTTTCTCGATTACCTCTATAACCTCCTCTTTGTGGTCGTATGTTTTAGATATAGAAAATAAAATAGCTCTGTCCTCGTCGCTTATATAATCAATGTCTGTGTACTCTTTGCCGTTTAGTATATCTGCATAGGCTACAATATAACCGCCTACTCCTCTAGTCTCTAGTATCTGCTGCTTATGACCTTTAAGTTTAGCGACCTTTAGGTTTCCCTCCGCTCTTTTAGACTTATATAAAATGTGAAATCCGTCGTTAATGGTCTTAGCTATTACAAACTTATCTTTGAAATTAAAGATGTTATCCTCTAAAAAACTAAGATACTCCGCCCACCACTCCTTTTTTTCTCTAGCGGTAGAGAATACTTTTAAATCTACGTCTAGGCATTCCAAGTCGTTAAACCCAGTTACTATTCCAACGATACTAGCTTTTGAATCTAGGTACTTTAATCTGAAAGCTTCTACATCTGTAGCTTTCTCTTGTGAATCTTTCCAACTACCAACGGGTACTTTCTCCGAGTTGGCGGTAATAAGAGAAAAACCCCTATCAATTAATTCGTTACATTTTGTTATATCTAGTTTTATCATTTGCTTGTATAAAAAAACTCCTATTTAAAAAGCTAAGGTAGGAGGAGCTTTGAAAATAAGAGTTTTGTAATGTGTTAGCTAACCTCCTACGATTTGCTTGTAAAGATAAATTGAACTCTATCTTTTACAAATATAAACACTTTATTTTAAATTAATCTTTATAGTTATAAACAATACAAACACGACAAAACACGACAAACACGACAAAATAAAATCGCGATGTCGTGTCCTCCGCCCAACGTGGCATTGACTTTATTGCTAAAACACGACAAAAAAGTGTCGTGTCGTCTTTTTTATAAATCCTAGCTCTTTATTTTTTCAGTTTCAAAATACACGACACGACACGCCAAATGTCGTGTTTCTCTGTAAACCTTTGCTATCATTAGGCTAAGGCACACGACACGCTAAAAAATTATGTCGTGTTTGTCGCCTACAAAACCAAAAAAACGCCAATAAATAAAATTATTGGCGTTTTAAAAGTAAAATGTTATATTGTTAATAACTCTCGTATACTTTATCCAAAGAAGCTGTAATCATTTTTAAGATGTTAGCCGTTCCGTTACAGTTTGCGCACATACGCTTTGTATCGTATCTCAAGGCAAAAACCCACTCATAGGTATTAAATACAAGTTTTGACTCCTCTGCGCTCCATTTGTCTACCTCTCTAGATTGCACAAAATTATCGTAAGCCTCAAACATAGATTTGTCCATACATCTTTTAGGTTTCTGCGATGCGTTAAAAGTTGGCGAGTTGTTTAAGCGTCTTTTGCGCTCACTACAGCCGCAATCTTCGCCCTCTGGAGTAAATACCTCTACAAGTTTAGAGATGCCCGTAGCTTTAAGTACTTTCTCGATTGTTGTACCTACTCCAACGTCGTCGACGTTTTTGGTCTCAATAGATTTCTCATAGGCAAGTTTCATTTTTTTGTATTTCTTGCCTCGTTTGTCTCCTTTAAAATTTTTTAGGTCTTTTTTAGTTACTTTCATTTTTACGTTTTTTTAAGTATTTCAGATTACTATTTTTATATTGTTTGTAATCCTCTTTTAAAATCTTTTTTAATCCCTCATGTATTTTTTTATGTACATAACCATAATTAATATTAAAATCCTCTCCTATATTCCTAACGCTTTTGTCGTAGCTTTCTAATATAAGCTCTTGCTGAACCATTGGAAGATTGTTAAATCTGTCTAGGTATTTCCGCTCTTTATCTGTAGCCTCAAAAGTTTGCGAATCGTAGGCTAAAGAGTAAAACCCCTCTATACTATGCTCTCGATTTTTCTTTTTAAGTATATTAGTCCACATATTTTTTAAGGTAATTGCGACCATAGCCTCGTTAACTACCTCGTAATCTTTTAACCTTATATACATTTCTTGGACTAGGTCTTGAGCCTCGTCGTAATTTCCGCAAATCCTATAGGCTAGATTTTGCCAATCCTTATTTCTTTGTACTAATTTTTCTAACATTTATACTTTATGTGTTAGTAGTATAATATACTAATTTTGTTACTCATTTTTTTATTTTTTTATTAACAATGTTTTTTTTTATTAAATAAAGTTGTAATATTGTAAAACTATGAGAACAAAAAAACAAATTATCCAAAAGCTGCAACAAATTGCAGACAGTTTGCCACTTTGCAAAAGACGCAAGGCAATCAGAAAAAGAATATTAAATCTAAAACTAAAGAATGAAAACATTAAAAGATAGTATACAGGAGCTTGCCGCTCCGTTTATAGATTGGGAAAGCGATCACGATAACGAGGTACTGCAGCAGGATTTTGTAGAGGCACGTCTTGGCGAGTATGGTGTGGAGTTTAGTATCTACGCTAGTAGAGATGTAAGCTACTCGCATGGTACTCATTTCGAGACTGAGGACGTAACGCTAGGCGATTCTCATTTTAATATTGAGATATTAGCAGTATTCGACCAACATTTTGACGATATAGAAATAACAGACGAAGAGGAGGATTTACTAATTAATGTAATAGCAAACCATTATGAGTGATAGGGAGAAAATAATACGAGTTAATAGTATGCTACAAATATTATCTGTAAGATATGACTATATAATAGATAAAGATAACCCATATTATCGTATCTTTGGAACTGAATCGGAGCGCTTACTCGACGCAAATTTTAATATTAGAGTACAAAATAGATTAACAAAATATAAAACCAGATTATTATGCAAGTAAACAATTTAGAGTTATGGAATAAGGTTGAAAAGACCAATCCTAAGTATACTAAAAAAGCTAAAATAGGCGGAATGTCTATAACTGCAATAGCGCCACAGTATCAAATTATGATGGTAACGGAGCAATTCGGAGTATACGGGCAAACTTGGGGATTCAAAAATATAGAGCTAGATTACTCTCTTGTCAAGTATGACATGGTAGTTTTTAAAGGTACTTTTTTCTTTCCAAAGGGAGAGTTTGAAATCATAAACTCTTGCAAGTTGTACATAAATAACGCCAAGACGATGCTAGACGATAACTTTGCTAAGAAAATAGAAACGGATACACTTACAAAAGCTATATCAAAGCTAGGGTTTAACGCGGATATTTTTATGGGCAAGTTTGACGATGTGAGATACCTTAAAGAGATAACCGCAGAGTTTGCACCTAAGCCAATTAAGCAGCCTCTAAGCGACGAACGATTTACAAAGGCGTTATCTGCCCTAAAGTCTGGTAAAATCACTAAGGAGTCTTTAAATGCCTATGCTTTGACATCTGAGCAAGTTAAAACCCTAGCGAAATAATGCAAGGCTCTAAAGAATATTTTTTGAGAGTTAAAGAGGCAGAGTACTTCGACCTGCCTCAAGCTCTTAGAGAGCGCTCAGTAGTTTATTATAACGATTACGAGCTGTATAAAGATGACCCTAGTTTTAAGGCTTTAAACAAAGCCTATCGAGATGCTAAAAAAGCTCTTGAAAATTGGAAATACGACCAACGGCATGGCTAACGCATTGTATAAGAAATGTTGTGCCTTAAAAAGCCTTAAATGTTCCTTAACAAACTTAAACTATTGAAAATAAGTAAAATAGATAATTAAAATGATGTTTCTTAACAATGTTTTTTATACGTTGTTAGCTACTGTAAGCGGATTAATAAACTAAAATTTAAAATATGACACCAAAAGAAAAAGCAAAGCAATTAGTAGAGAAATACTTAAAAAAGATTATAGAATTAGCTTATGCAGAAACCAAAACAAAAGAATTAGCAAAAGAATCTGCTTTGATTTGTGTAGATGAGATACAAGAACACGCTCAAATGATTGAAACAGAATATGAAGGATATAATAATCCTTATCAATACTTTTTACAAGTAAAGCTAGAGATTAGCTTATTGTAGCTAACGTTTAGTATATGATTAGATTTTAACGGATTAAAAACAGAAATTATGAATGATAAAGTAAAAGAATTAATAGAATTGTACGAGGCAATTTTACACGGAAAGAAAGAAAAAATGGGATTATTTGACTGCTCCGATAGTTATTATGCTGGGTGCTGGGATGAGCAACTAAAAGAAGTGGAAAATTTGAAACAAGAATTAGTTAAAAATTAATTATATACGTTGTTGTTGTGTCGTTTTAATGCTAACTCCGTATAACGTCAACAGCTTTACTTTTTAATATTATTTGTAATTTTCTCCGCTTAGTCTATATAATATAGATTATTCCACTTGGCTCGATTGGCATTGCCACTTAGTTGATTTAGTACTGTAGTCCTTTTAAAGCCAAGCTCTTCGCAAGCTTGAGAAAGGCTGCTGTAGCATTTATTTCTTAGTTTATCTATTATTTCCCTAGCGTTGGGGCTTTTTACCTGCATCTCGAACTTAGATTTTTCACTATGTTTGTAATGTTCTCCCCCTGTAGTGTGATTGCATAGATTACTTAGTCCATATTCTTCAATCAAGAACGCCTCTAGTTCTAGCGCCTCTGCTACTGTTAATCTGTCCGCAACTATCTCTACGTATCGTCCATATTTATTCACTGTAGATTTCCAATGATTTGACCTTCCGTCTTTGTCTTTACTCCTTCTCTCAGTTCCCATACCTATATAGAAAACCTTGTCGTCTGTAAGTCTCCTGTGCCTATAAACCAATTTATCTCTCATTTATTCTTTTATTTTCTTAACTATTTTTTCGCCCGACCTTAAAACGAAATATCCACCAAAAGCGGTAAGCAATAAAGCTTGCAGTAATCCTATCCACTCAGAGGCTATTTTAAAGCCGTCTAACGCGCTATCTAACATAATGAATACAAACATACATATTAGTAGAAAGGCGAGCGTAAAAGGGCGTATATTCTTACTAGCGTAGTTATCGCTATTTGCGTCTGCCTCCCATCGCTTTGTGATTTCCTGCTCTATTGCTATATCTTTGTTTAACTCTGCTAGTAGCAAGTCCTTATCCTGTGGAGTGAGCGCCTTGTCTCCTCGTATAGCATTGCCTAGCTTATCCAAAGCCTTTACTCCCGTAACATTTGCAGCAAGCTCTAGTAATTCGGGCGCAAAAGCCTTGCCTTGTTTAGCTAAAAACCTCAAAGCATCGCCTACTCTAGTCGTGCCGTTCTTATCTTTGTACTTTCCTGTTTCCATTAATACATCCAAATTACATTTTGAGCCTTATCGCTATCACTATCTACATGAATAAAAGAGTTAGATATACCTATACGAGTGAATCCTGCGTCTTTTAACGCCGAAACTATTATAAACCTAGCTCTAGACTCATTACAAGCTATATCGACGGCTAAGCCCTTTGTATGGCTGCTAGAATTTACCCCCCCGACCTTTGCGTTATGCTCAAGCGTTCGGTATCCCGAATTTATAGCGAAAGGTATCCCTGCTACATCTCTAGCGTTGTCTAGCATTTCTAGAAAACACTTATCCATTTTTGCGCCCGATCCTTTAGCGTCTGGACTATCAAACTCGTTTATATTAAAGTTCCTCATCTAGCTCTCGATTGTTAATTTCGTTTGCAATTCTTTTGCCCTCTCGCTCTACTCTGCCGTTTAGCGTTTCATTTACTATTTTAACGCCTAGATATACAATACCTAAAATAGATAGTACTAATTGCGCAATACTAGAGGCGCTCGCAATATCAAAACTTGTAATTGTGTTAGCCATGCTCATACCCCAAAGTCCAAGCGTCATATAATCCGCGATTATTTTGTACATTATTCTTGTGTTTTAGGTACTTCTGCATCTCTAGCCCATCCATAAAAGCTATGTGCTGCTTTGTCTGCTGGATATACCTCATATGTACCAAAGTCTAATAACTCGCTACTCATTACATCGATGGCATAGCCGTCATAGAAAATTGCTGGTGTGATTATATTACCCTCATCATCGTATGTAGCTGGTATCTTTACCACCTTACCGATATATACAACCGCAGCGGTATTTTTAGCAAAGACTATTTCGTTTTCTACTTCTATAATTACCCCTAAATTTAATAGGTAGTCTTTCCCTTG